CACCTAAGGAAGATACAAGCGACGCGCTAAAGCTTGTTACGGTTTCCATATAAGTATTTGCGTCCATACCCGCAGTTTTAAAGGCATTAGACGCGTTTTTAGTTACCATGTCTTGCGCTTTTTCTAATTCGTTATATTTAGCCCTTGCTTCGTCTACAGATAAGCCCACGCTTGCGGCGTATTCTTCTAAACTTTTGCCGCCCGTTCCAAAAAGCGTTTCTACTCCGCCTACTAACTGCTCGTAATCGGCGTAACTTTCTATCGCAGCCTTTCCAAGTGCTACCGCTCCTGCTGCGGCTGCAGCAAGTGCAACCCCTAAACCTTTTAAAGCCGCGCCTGCTACATTTTTAAGCCCGTCGAACTTCTTACTAGCTCCGTCTGCGCTTTCGCCTACTTCGTCTAGGCCTTTACTAGCTCCGTCCGCTTCTGTTGGTGTCTCTTTAAGCTCGTCGTTAAGATCGTTTAAGCTGTTCTCTGCCTTAACTATAGTTGTTTCGGCGTTATTGATCTGTGTACGCATATTAGTAAGGCTATTAGCCATACTTTCTTGCGCTGTTGTACTCTGCTTAAGCTCCTGCTCTAACGTGTCTACTACTTTAGCTTGCTCCTGGTAAGCGCTCGAAGACGTGCCAAGCGTTGCTTTTAACTGTTCTAGCTTTGCCTTTTCTGCGTCGTAGCTCTTTTGCAGCTCTGCCGTTTTTTTAGCCTGTGCGTCGTACTGTGTAGCCATTTGGCTATAAGTATTTTTAAGGTCGGCTAAAGCTTTCTTTTGTGCGTCTAACTTGTTAGTAAGCTCGGCGCTTTTAGCTGCAAGGGCTGCCGTGTTCTTGTCGTTGCTCTGATACTGTGCGCTTAATAGCTTCATTTCAGAGCCGCACTCTTTTAGCCCTTGCTGTATGCTTTTAAGCGCTTTTTTATATTCACTTTCGCCCGTAAGCTTAATACTTCCGCCAAAGCCTGCCATAATTTCACCCCTTTTTTAAAACCACTCTTCCGCCTGCTGCGCTTTTCTTTTAGCTTGCTCGTAAGTTGTCCTAGTAAGCCTTAATAAAAGCTCATAGTCGAAAGTATCTTTATAAAGCTGATACTCTGCGTTAAACTCTCGCAGCGTTAAGCGTCCTACTTGGTGGTCTGTTAATGCTAGTTTAGTACGTCCGATAAATCTAAACCACGCAAAGTTAATAGTAGGATCTGTAACTTCGTCGTGGATTATTAGTTTTTTTCGTCGGTCTTAGTGCTATTAACAACCGTTGTATTAATTGTATTAGCAACGTTTGCCAAGCCTATTTCTGTTATTAGTCTACCTATCTGCTTTTCTGTAAAAGGCTTTCTTTCCTTAAAGTCTTCGTCGTCTCTGTGATCCTCGTTATAAATGTCGATACCCTCGTTAATCATAGCGCCTAAGCCGTACTTAATAGCTTTAGCGTTTGGCTCTGTTGCTGCCTCTGTAAGCTCTCCCCAAGCCTCAACGCTTCCGTACTGCTCTTGTATCTGCTCCATAACATTAAGATTAAATACTATTTCGTACTTATTCCCCTTATATTCTAACTCTGCCTTTTCAATTTTTTTCATAGCTAAAAACCCTTTCTTTTTTTATTCGCAAAAAGGGCGGTACTGTCCCCGCCCTATTCGCTTTTATTAATTATTCCTCGTTTGTATAAACTGCGTAAAGTGTAACGTCGCCGCTTGGAGTATAAGGGCTAGTTACGTTTGGAGTTGTAGCGTTTACGTTTGTAGCCCAACCTGCGAAGACTTTACCGCTTGGCGCTGTAATGTTTGTGCCGTCCTCAAGTGTAACGCTAGATCCTGCGTTAACTGTCTCGTCGTCTACTGATCCCGTTCCGCCCATAAGGTCGTAAGTCACACGGTAAGTAGTGCCGCTTGCTGCCATAAGGTTTTTAAGATAAGTAAGCGCGTCGCTCTTTGTGTTAAAAGTCTTTGACTTACTCCATGTGCCGTTAATATCTCCAAGGGAAGCTATTACACCCTCTACGCTCGGAGTTGAAAACTCGATACTTTCGCCCTTTGTGCTTTCGTCCTTAGACGGCTCGCTAAACTTACACTTATAAAGAAACTCTACTTTATACTTGTAAGCTCCGTTAACCATTTTTGTTACAATTCTACCGACGCCGACATATGGCGCGCTATCTGTAGAAGCCTTAATAACTTCTCCGCTTGCGTCGATACTATGCCCTAAAAGGGGCGCGAAAATAGTTTCGTCGTCGTCTGTAACTCCAAGGGTAATAGTTCCGCTTGAAAAGCTTGTGTCGCTCTCTGCTAATGTATCGTCGCCGTAAAGCTTAGCCTCGTTATTTGTTATTGATACTGAGCAGCTAACGGCTTTCCCCAGGTTCTTAGCGCCGTCGTATGTTGCTGTACCGTCTGCGGCTTCGGTCAAGTTACTAAACCATATATTAGTTAAACCAATATTAGCCATTAATTAATTACCTCACTTTCTTTTGCTAAACAAATTGTTTTATGATAAAACTTTGTATCCCTTTCGTACATATCGGGACTATCGCGGCTAGGCTGATAAGTCCAACCTGCCGCCGTCATTATATCAATAAGACTTTTAACGACATTTAAGTAATTGCCTTTACTGTAAACGTCAAAGTCGTAATACTGTACGCAGCCTATAACCTCGTCGTCGCCTGCTATGGCGTTATCTTTGTCGAGCTGCATATAAGTAACGTAAGTAGTGGCGTCGCCGTCGTAAAACATAAAGCTAACGGGTACGCCTAAGCCGTCTTTACCATTTAAAAGCGCCTCTATCTCTGTGTTAAAATTAAACATAGTTTTTTACCCCTTTGGTATATACTTTTTTTCTACTTCCTGCATAGCTTTAGTTATTTTTGACTTGTTAAAGGCTCTGCGCATAAAAGGCTTTTTAGGGTAAGGGCTATTACTGCGTCCGTACTCCGTCACATTTGCAACAAGCGGCGCGGGTGTCTTCTTCCCTTTTGCATTTATAAAGTAACCGTAAAAAGCTACCTTAGTATTAACGCCGTCGTCGCTTGGCGTCTTATATGATTTAGTTATCTTAAGACATTTCATTATATTACTAGATCGCCAACTCTGCGGCACGCTTGCTTTTACATTTTCATAAACTACTTTAGCCCCTGCCTCTGTCATTTCTGCTAACATTTTATCGGTGTTTTTATCCAGGTTGCTAATTTGCTTTATAATGTCGTTTGGTAACTCAATATTAAGCTTTGCCAATCTGCGCCACTTCCTTACATTGTAGCTCTAACTCTTCGTTAGCTTCGTTAACATTGTTAATATACTCTATAGTATAGGTCTTTCCCCTATATTTAATATACATATCATAATTTATAACGGTTGTAGCAGGGTAACGGATCGTAAAGCGTGTTAATGCTTTCTCAAAGTCTGTATTATTCTGTATGAGCGTATAGCCCTTAGTCGTAACTACTTCCGCGTATGGCTGCATAACTAAAGTTTCAACGTCGGCAGGAAACCCCGCCGCGTCTTTGCCTTTTGTTACCTGGTATATACTTATACGTCTATTATATTTTCCCGCGTTCTTTTCGTTTTTCTTAGACATTATAATAAATTCCTTTGGTGTAAGCCTAATATATTATCTACAACTCTGTTAACGTTGCTGTTATCTACATACATAGCCCTATTATCGTACATATCCTGGCATAGAACGAAGACGACTATAACCATATCTTTATACTTATCTAAAGTAGCAGCGTCTTCTATGCCCGTATATTTAAGTATATAGTCGGTAGCTACGCTTATAGTTGCTGTTATAAAGTTTTCGTCGTCCTGCGTTAACTCCGCGATCCTTAAATAGTCGGCTATATCCTGCGCCGTAATGTCGCTAACCTTTTGTATAGCGTTCATATAGTCGCCCCTCTCTTATTATTCTGCAAGTGTAAGCCCGTTAAGATTGTATTTATATTCGTACTCGTTGCCGTCTACTGTAACGACTACTCTAAAAGGCTTTGTTTTGTCCTCTATAAAGATAGCCGCGTTTAAATCTTCGTCAAGTGTTACAAGGTTTTTAATACCTACTTTAACGTCTGAAAATGTTACGTCGGGATCTACTATTACAAACTTAAGAGCTATAAAGTTACCTGCGCCCCAATAATCGGGAAGCTGTCCACTTGTAAGCTTTTTAATAGTTCCTACAAAAGCATTACCAACTACGGCAGTGTCCGAAGTCTGCATATTAGCTACGCTTTCCTCGTAAAGTGTAGCGCTCTGTGCTTCGGGTAACACTATAACTTTAGGGCTTGCGCTTACGGCTATGTCTTCTATCTTGTCTATCATTTCCGCGTCTGTCTGCACTTCCGCAACGTCTGCAAGCTTTCCGCCCATTTTTACGTAAAGAGTTTTAAGCTCGTCTACTGTTGTTTTGCTCATATTAAGCCCCCTTTGTTTTATCTGATTTAGCTTTAGCAGTTTTTACCTCGGCGGCGGGCTTTACCGCTACGATATAACCCGCCCTTACAAGGTCTTTAGCTATGGCTTCGTCGGTGATGTCCTGCACTTCACCTACGCACATAGATATTTTACCGCTAAAGTTAACTTTAGCTTCATATTTCATTTAACGCCCCCTTACGCGTGCATAACAAGCTTTGCGATCTTCTGCGCGTCTTCTACTTTCGCGTCAAATTCAAGCCAACCCACTACGCCTACTGCGTGCTGTGTTGCGTATTTCTCCCTAAGTACTTCTATGTTCATTTCCTCGCTAAACTTAGTAGCTAAGCCGCGCATATCTCCGTAATAAATAGCTGTCTTACCTGCTCCAATATCGGGCATATTGTCAGAAACATAAACGGGCTTGCCAAGTAAAGTAGTCCCGAAAGGTGTACTCATGTCGTCATTAAGAAGATAGTAGCCCGTTGTTGACTTAAGAGTTCTAAGCGCTGTTCTAGTAGCAGGGGACATAATCCATATAGCGTTACCCTGGAAGTCGTCTTTGATAGCGTCGTGAAGATAAACAACTTCGTTAGCTGTAATAGCGTCCGCTGCTGCTGCTGTAACTGTCTTAGTTACTCCCGTAAGTCCTGCTATCTTGTTTTCTGTACCGTTAAGAATCTCGCCCTCGATAAAGCGCTTAATAGCGTAAGCCATACGCTCTACAATAAAATCAACAATATTAAACTGTGCGTTATTAATAAGTGATCTAGAAATAAGTGTAAGAGTACCCGCAAGGAAGCCGTTAAGCTCGATCTTGTCAAAAGCTCCTACGTTACTTGTAAGGTCTACGAACTCGTCCGCATAGTCTACAGTAATAGCGTTACTGTTCTCGTCGTAATATGGTATTACAAGCTTACCCTTTACGTTATACTTTGTTGATCTCTCAAGGATAGGGCAAATATCATAAACTTTAGCAATAATTTTATTTGCGATAGTGGTAGGAATAACAGCGCCGTTAGCTGCCTTAGTCATATTAACGTCTGTTCCTCTTTCGTTTACAATGCCTCTTACGTAGCACTCAAAAGCTCTACGGTCTGCCTCTTCCTTGCAAGCTGCTTCTTTAAGTGCCTGCGCTTCTGCCATATCTTCCGCCCCCTCTTCCTTAAGCTCTTTCTTTTCGTCCTTAAGCTCGTCGTGGATCTTAAGGGCTTCCTTAATTTTCCTTACGTCGTCGCGGATCTCTGCGAGTTCCTGCGCTTCGTCGTCTGTAAGTTCTCTTTTGTTAGTTTCTGCGTCGTTCATAATTTCCTCGGCGCGTTTAATAAGGTCGTTCTTTCTCTCTTCAAAGCCTTTTAAATTAATCATAGCTAGTTTAGTCTCCTTTCATTTCTTCTATGATCTTGTGGTACTCTGTATAATCTATCGCGCCGTTATCTGCCGCGTGATTATCTTCATTTGCGGGCTGCTCTTCCTCAACCCTTATATTTATTTCACTTTCGATATAATCGCTAATATTAATAGCGTTGCTATCGTCCGCGCTTCTTACCGCTACTAATGTACCGTCGTAAGCGGGTACTCGTGAGCGATTTATAAGCGATACCTCGTATAAGTCAAGGTCTTTGACATTACGAACGGTTATCCCGTTTTCTTTGCCCTGCTCTACGTCTCTATCAGTAAAGCCAAAGCTCCAGCCCCTAAGCTCTCCGCGCTTAGCCTGCTCTACTACTTCCTTATCTGTAATAACAGCTCTAGCGTGTAAGCCTATAGCGTCCTCGTGTAGCTCTAAGTTTCCGTCTTTAATTCCGCCTAGGTCTCTGCTCCAATCGTGATTAAGCAAAATACGCACGTCGTCGGCACGTTCAAGTGCTCGCCTAAACGCTCCTACTTTTACGCGCTCCACGAACTCGCCTAAACGATCCTTTAAAGGCTTGCTAAGTCTTTCTACAGCGTTAACGTAGCCGTCAAGCTCTACGCTGTCCTTAGTTACTCTTATATTCATACTCTAACCCCCCTTTCTCTAATTTAGCGGTATATGCTCGCTATAGCTTATATTCTCGTCGCCGTCTTCTGATACGGTAACGTCGCCGCCTTTTATGTCTCCCGTGTTAGGGGTGTAATACTGCTTAGTATTCACGTCGTATAATACAGAGCCTAAGCCAAAGTCTACAACGTCTAATCCCTCTATACTGTTTAAATTCTCGTCACGTCTCAGCTCATTAAGAGTTTTTAAGCCTATTTCTTTAGCAATCTTATAAGCTTCGTAACGCTCTTTAATATTGGCTCTTATTATTTCTTTTACATCAAATTCAAAGTAATATTTGCCCTTTTCTTTTTCTAAAAGCAAGTCACGATTTAACGCAGTTTCAAAAGCTTTTACTATTGGATATATTGCCTTTTTAAATGTTTCGTAATAATCGCCGCTTATATGAAATATATTGTCTATTTCATCTTGCAACGTTTTTTTACTTTCATTTAGCTGCATTTCTACGCTAGTGTTGCTAGCTTCCTGGAACTCTAAGCCGTTATTTAAAACGACTACGTTACTTTGGTCGTTTGCGTAAAGATTTTGCCAAGCTGCCTTAAGTAAGTCTATTTCTTCTTGTCCTAGCTTTCTTTGTGATTTTATAAAGCCTTTCTTATTGCCCCCGCCCTTAACTAGCATAAGCTGATACTTAAGCATATTATAAGCGGTTTCTAAAGCTTTGGAGACTTCAACGCATAACCCCACGCCGCTAGCTCCGTCTTTTGTATTTCTCAGCAACTTAATAAACTGCCAAGGGTAAAACTCCTGGTCGTAACAAAAAATAGTAAAGTACTTGTCTAAGGGGTTAGGATCTCTGTAAATGCTTATAAAGTCGTCGGGTATATACTTAAGCGCCTTAACGTCGTTACCCTTGCGCTCTATGTAGCAGTAGCCGCCCTTACCTAATAAGTAGTCCTCTACTAATGCTTTTTTTAATTGATAGCCGTCTAACGTGTCGCCCGTGTCAACATTAAGCATTTTAACGCGTTCGTCTCCGTCCTGCTCTTCTACCTGCCCTTTTTTATACTTGTAAAGCTTAACGGGCATACTTGCTATGGTAGAGCTAATAAAGTCAACCGCGCCACTTACTGCGGGCAGCGTTAAAGCGTCCTCGCGCTTAATTGCTTCTCCGTTAATTATGGCTTTAAGTAATACGTCGTCTACGTCGTTAGCGTCTACTTCTCTATCTCGTTTTTTTAAAAAATTTAAAAAGCCCATAACTTAGCCCCTTTCTACTCCATAATGCTAACACAAATTAACGCTTTAAAATTCCTATATTTTTTCTACACGAAAAAAGGCGGCTAGGTTATAGCCGCCTCGTATGAGGGAAAAGAAAAATAATGAAAAATGCCAATCGGTGGTGTTTTGGTAGGTTTGTATATGTATATTTTTTAAAGGAGTTTTAACACTCTTTAATAATATCACATATTAACGCTTAAAAATTCCTATATTTTTTCACATTAAAAAACCGCCCGCAGGCGGTTTAATTATCTTTTATACGATTTATTCACTCCAATCATTAATATCAAAATAAATATTCAAATAGCAGTTACTTACTTCGTCAACTGGTTTAATAGATCCGTCTCTATGACGGATTAAATAAACCCCGTTAACGGTTTTAGAATACTCATACAAACCATTATAACTTCTTTCCCATTTAATCATATTAACACCCTTGCGCTTCGTGCGCCCTTTCTTTAACTTATGTATTCATTATACGGCGTTCGTTTTGTCGAAACTACCAATAAAACTATATTTATATTAAATTTCAGACATAAAAAAGCAGCGCAAAATCTGCGCCGCCTGGATATTATAAAACTTGTATAGTAAAGTCCATTTGGTTTAAAAAATAGTCTTGTTCTAATAAATAAACCGCATTTATTAATGCTACTACCATATCTACCTTACCTTTAGACTTCTTTTTATTAACATAAAGATTTTTATTAGTATCATACGTACATCGGCTATTTTGAAAATTAATTTCTAGAAGTTTATTCTCTGTATATTGGAACTCTCCCGCTAGTATCTTCTCTTTTAGTCTTTTAGTCGGTGGGTGTAATACGCTACTATGCTGTCTTATCTCAATAGTGTTATATCCTGCTCGCTCCAACTTTTGAGCAGTACTAAGCGCGTTATATCTGTCGTAGCCTATCGCCTGCACTTGCACGCCGTAGCGCTCTTCTATACCTAATATAAAGTCCTCAACTACTGCGTAGTCTATAACCTTATCGCCGCAGGCTATAGCTTTACAAGCTCTTATAAATTCTTTATAGTCTATTTTCTCGAACGCGTTTTTTTCTTCTATTCTGCCCTCGGGTATAAAAGCTACTACTTCGGCTAATATGTTGTCGTCTTCATCAACTCCAACCATAGCAACGCTTGTATTATCGTTAGTTTCGGATAAGTCAAGCCCTAAGTATACTACACGCCCTGCCCAATCTATATTATTAACTTTGCATTTTTGCACGTCGTTTACGTCTATATACGTTTCTGTCCCTGCTCCCTGGTAAATAATATTACAATGTTTAGTTACAAAATTCTCTCGCGCGCTTTCCATAGCTATAGCTTTGGATCTCTTTTTAAGTAGATCCTGCCATATTTCGGGAACTTCCAACGCTACGGGGTTAGCCTGCTTTAATACTAAGTCGTCGCTTTCCCAATTCTTGGGATTATCGGGAACGTATAGCAAGCTAAAAACAGTGTCGTCTTTAACAATTCCATCTAAAACCTTTTTAGCGTAAGCGTCGTACTCTTCTATAGGGTTATCTATAGTAGGGTACTTTGTCGAAATAATAAAGCCTAGCTTATTTAATATATTAAGCTGTCCCGACTGCATAGCTTCTATAGCGTAGGTATTCGGCAGCGCCCCCACTTCGTCAGCACAATAAACGTTTGGTAATTTACCGTCCATATTACTATTACTATAATTTAACGGTGTATATTTACTTTCGCGCGCTATAAACTCTATATAATCGCGCAGAAGCTTAAAACGCTTTACGCCTTTATACTCATATATAAGCGGGCTACTCTTAATAGTCTTAGTTATAGCTTCTTTGATTTCTCGGCTAAGCTTTCCGTCGGGCGCAACACTGTAGAACTCTGAAAAATTAGGCTCTGTAATAAAAAGAATAATAAAAAGCGTTCCTACTGTGTAAGTTTTAAAATTCTTTCGGCATATTTCAAGTATGCAAGTTTCGTAGCGCCTGCGCTCGGGGTTGTTTCTATATACCGTACATAATACCGCCGTATAAATTAACCATTGATAGCCCGTTGTACAATCGTAAAGGCTTTGCCCCGCCTTAAGTCCTTTAGGCATTACAAGAAGCTTTAAAACTCCCTCTATTTGTTTATATTTAGCCTCGCTTATAATATAGTGTTTATTCTTGCCCTCAGATACTCGCATAAAATCGCGCATTTGCTTTTTTACATACTTTGGAGTAGTTTTTGCCCTTACGCATTTCTTGCAATACTCGTAAGCTTTAGTATTAGTCACTCTTACCGCCCCCGTTTATTATTTCTAATAACGGATCTACCTCTTTTTCTTTGTCCTCAGCCTTAAAGCCCTGCACTATCTTAAGCAGGGTCGTTACTGTCTTATTTGCGCTGTTTGTCGTATTGTTATACGCATTAATAGCAGGGTTAGTATATATATTCTCGCGCCCCTTTACATATTCTTTAGTTACTAGCGCGCCTGCGTCGTTTATTTCCTGCTCTAGATCCTCTAATATTTTTATTTGAACTAAATAACGTTGGAAAGTGGTAGTAAAGAAAAAATTAGTCTGTACTCCGTTCTCTTCTGCAAGTTCTAATATTTCCTTAGCTTTATCTGTTAATGTTTTGCTATTATTCTGCATATATAGCCCCCCTTATAATTTCGGTTTAAATTTTCCATTGTTTATATCTTTCATAACGTTAACTATTTCTTTACTGTAAGGGTGTGCCTTGTTTCCATTGGCATAAACGTCGCTTATAGCTTCGGCGACTTTCTCTTTAACGTTTGTATCGCCGTATTTTGATATAGTTGGGTTGCTACCATATCTTTTAGTAGCTTCTTTAATTATTTGTTTTTCCATTTTTCCTTTTGCTCTAGCTTCTGCTATTTTTAACTCTTTTTCCCCGTTCATACTTTTTCTCAATAGCTCCTGCACTACTCTATGCCCTGCCTCATGCGCCCCCGTTCCTATATTACTATCCGATACAAAAAAACCCGTTTTAGACGGGGTGGGATTGGCTAAGTTTTTTTTACTTATCTTTAAATTTCCCAATCCGTCCATACCCGCTATAATTTTTTCGTCATCACTAAAAATTATATTATTTATACCGTTGTTTATTCCAAAGTCTTTTAATACTTTATTAGCGCCGTTTATAATTTCTGCCGCCTCTTTTTCTTTTCCTATTGGCGGTTTTCCGTCCACTCTTCTAGCATTAGCATTTTTAGCCGCTGCCATATATCCGCCGCCACCGCCTGCGCCACTGCTACTCGCTCCTCTACCGCCCATTTTTTCGTTCTCCTTTCATTCTTTTAATATTTTGATTTTCGTACCATATAATTTTAGTTTTACTTTCGTCTGTTTCCACTTTGTTACCATATATTAATATTGCGCTTGGCTCTATTTGATTTATTAGTTCGTTTTTGCCCTCTTGCCATATACTCAAAGCTTTTTTATCTTTTTTTTACCCCTAAAGTGCTTATGGCTACTATGCTTCCTTTTGGTATTCCTTTAAAACAATACTCAAAGCTATCTCTACTAGCCCAACTAATACTAGGTATTACTTTTAAACCTTGGCTTTGTAAATATTGTCCGATTAGTCTACTCCTATACGTGTTGTACAATAATAAAGGTGTTGGCATATCTAAATATAAGCTAAAGTCGGGGCTACACACTCCGCTAAACTTCTTTAACACGTCGGCGTAACGGCGTGGCATTTTCCATATCCTCTCAAATTGATAATCGTCTAAAAAAAAGTGCACGCCTGCGCTATTATCCTTGCTTGTCATAGCCTCATTAAACCCTATAAACCTTTTGGGTATATAATGATCGTTATTTATTATAGGCATTTCCCAAAAGTCGTTAGTATTATTATAAGGGCTTATAATATCTAAGTTATATATTTTATTAGTTCTGTTTCTTTGGTTTATTTTCTCCATAAAGTCCCGCCCTTGTCGCCTCTCTCACTTTTAAATAATTTTAAAGCTGTTTTAAGGCATTTTAAAAAGTTTATCGTATGTTTTATTATCTTTTTCCAAAAAAAGCTTTATTTTTTAATTTAGTGTATATTAAGG